GAACGTGCGCCAAAACGGGAGGACCGGGTATTAAACGAGCCATTGAGTCAAGTGCTGGAACAAGATGTGCATGCCTTGGTCACCTTCAACAGTGTGGCAGCAGTGGAGAGCATTTTAGCAGGTGTGCCGGCCTTTGTGCTGGCACCCAGCCACGTGGCAGAACCTGTGGCCAATCGAGATCTTGCCATGATAGAAAAGGTATTTTATCCTGATCAAGACCTGTTGATGGCCTGGTGTCATAGCATGGCATATGGGCAATATCATGTGAAAGAATTAAAGGATGGAACAGCATTTAGAATGATGCAAGAAATATGAGAGTTATAAGTTACACAGCCACGCTGCCTAGAAAAGAACAATATACTCCTGAGAGTCTAAAAAATGCAACGGACAAACTTGACACTCTTAGGTATTTCGCACAAGGGGTCAATGTGGAAGGTGATCAAGGCATAATCGAAAGCAACATGAACTATCAACCCAGTGAAGTAGCAGTGATCTTGGGGTGGGTTCATGAACACGGCAAGACTGCTGCACATCTACAGTTTAGACAACAAATTCTAGACGGGCAACGGGCATCGGGCGGGCGCACTGTGATCGCTGATAGCAACTTGTTTCTATACAAAAATCGAGAGAATCCCGGATATTGGTTGCGTTACAGTTATGATGGTATCTTTGCCAACACCGGCGAATACTGTGATCAAACACCCCATCCGTTGAGATGGGAAACAGTTCAGAATTTTTGCAATGTAAAATTACAACCATGGCGGCAGTCGGGCAATCATGTGTTGCTGTGCCTACAGCGTGATGGTGGATGGAGCATGGCCGGGTGGGATGTGGTAGACTGGGCATTGAAAAACATAATCGAAATACGCAAGTATTCAGATCGACCCATACGCATACGCCCACATCCCGGCGACAAGAAAGCCAGGAAATACTGTGAGAGAATAATGAAACTGTGTCACAGTCGCGGATTGAAACATGTAAGAATCAGTACGGAAGGGCACAGTCTCATGGATGATTTTGTCGACTGTTGGGCAGTTGTAAATCACAATTCAAGTCCGGGTGTGGCAGCGATCATGGAAGGTATTCCTGTGATACTCACAGATCCAGAGCGTAGTCAAGCCCGCGATGTGGCCACTCGGGGTATCAACAAGATAGAAACACCGTTCATGCCTGACCGTGAAGCATGGGCGCAACGAATCAGTCAATTTCACTGGAGTCATGAAGAATTACAGATGGGCATATGTTGGTCACACATGAAGAAATGGGCAATAAAATGATACAAGTAATAACCAGTTTCAATCAACTGTACTATGATCTCATTGGTCGAGATTCGGTCAGCAGTTTCTTAGAACATTGGCCTAAAGAACTATCGCTTACTTGTTATGTGGAAGAATTCCGGTTGCCCACTCATGCTCGTATACAGCAGATTGATTTTTCCGAATTAGATCCGGACTATGAACAATATCAGAAGGACACTAGTCTGAATCAAAGCATGAAAAAGTTTGCCAAGAAAGCCTACAGTGTGATGCATGCCATGCATCATAGCACAGCAGACTGGATCATATGGTTGGATGCAGATGTGATCACTGTGCAATCGTTGCCTATCGAACTATTACAAAGGGTACTCAAGTCCGGACATCTCTCAGCGTACATGGGTGTGAAATACACCACAGACAAGAGTGGTAATCCTGGCAATTGGTTAGTACCCGAAACTGGATTTTTTGCTGTGAACACTCGTCATGAGGATTTTGCCGCATTCAGAGCAGAATACTGCCGCAGATATCACAAACGAGACTATGCCGATCTGCGTAGATTCTACGACAACGATGTGTTTGGCGCTGCATTGTCAACTGTGCCCAGTGCTGAGGTATTTGATCTATGTGAGGGTTTTGGTAAGAAATACAAGACTCCGCTGCGTCATACCATACTAGGCGATCATCTCTTACACTACAAGGCCAAACACTCAAAGGCCGAATACAATCAAGACGATGCAGACGACCAATAGCGTTCACGCCTGGGTCGTATGAGATCTTTATCGTTGCTGCGCCCTGTGTTCTTTCTATTGCCTTTGAGGTGATCTAGATATGTTCCCCACACTGTGTTGATCAGTGGATGCCCTTCGCCTCGAATCAATCCTGCGCTCCAATTTAGCACTCGCCATTCAGGGTGCAAGGCTTGCACTTCTTTTCTAGTTTCGTCAAACACCCAACAATCATTCCATTCAGCCATGGTCATAAGGCGACCCGAATCATAGGCCAATTGAAACTCTTTCAACCATAGTCGAGTGGTAGGATTGTTTAAGTTCATGCCGTATAAACCACATTCGCTGAACTTCTTTTCTCTGCCCAAATACGCAAGTCCCACATCTGAGGGCATCTGTGATAGTAAAACTGCTTCATTGAGACTACTATGGCAAACCATGTCAGCATCCATCCAGAACAGCACATCACACTTGCAGTTGGCAGCAGCATGGAACACGCTATAGGCTTTGTGGCTGAAGCGTATGGCATCCCACCGGAATCCTATTCCGGGTGCTTTGCCTTTGGCATCCGCAAGACCTGTGGCCACTTCACCGCGAGCTCGAGGATCTGATCCCCATCGCTGTTTGAAAGCAACTATGTCTGGGCTCGCTTCATGCAAATTTCGCACATGTAGATTACTGGCTGTTTGTGTGATCTCACAGTCTTCTGTGTATACATAGAGATCAACATTGCGAGGCCAATTCTGTAAGAATGTATCAATCATTCGGCTGGCATACTTGTCGTACCCAGATTGATTGAATGTTGTGACTACTGCGTATTTGGTCATTGTGGTATCCATATGGTATTAGTTTTGCTTTTTATTGCGGATTCTATGTAAGGCCCGCACAGATCATTAAGCCATTGCCGATGCTGTTCCCGTTGTCCGTTATCCTCTAGCAACAACCAAGGTCGATTTCGTTGTATAGTGTCACGACTGCCTTCTAACACTGCATTTTCAAAACCTTCAACATCAATCTTGATCCAGTCAACTGATTGAAAATTGAATCGATCCAGTGTAGTAAGTTTTCCAGTGTGTTTTTCAAACTCAGGGTTAGGAACAAACTCTTCAACTTGTTTGGTGTGTCCGCATTTAAGAGTTTGCAATTCGAATGTCACTGTTTGATCTTTATCGCCAATCCCTAAGTTATGCAATTCTACATTGTCGTAATTTTCTAGATTTTTTTGTAAAACTTCAAAGTTTTTGAATACTGGTTCAAAGCAGATCACTTGTTCAAACAGTTCTGCTGAGGGGCGAGCAAAGATGCCAATGTTGGCACCGATATCGATCATGGTTCGTTTTCTTGGAATATTGTTAAAGATGTAGTAACGATAGCGTTGTTGATAATGTATATCAACTTGTTCCTGTAGTCGTACACTAAACCAACCACCTGGTGGTTCAGGGCTATGCCAAAGCGAGTTTATTTTGTACATTGATGGTTTCCGATAACTATTTACTACATATCATGAACATCAGTATTTTTAATAGATTTGGCGCACTAAATTCTGTGCCGGTATTTGCAGCATTTGCTGCTGGGTGCAAAAAGAACTGCGTAAGGATAACAGAGCACAATTCCGCAGCAGATGTAGCTGTGATCTGGAGTCAGTTATGGACTGGCCGCATGGCTCCTAACCGTGCTGTATGGCAAGAGTTCACAGCAGCAGGACGGCCAGTTATAGTGTTAGAAGTCGGGCAACTCATGCGTGGTGTGACCTGGAAGATGGGTATCAACGGCGTGAATGCTCGTGCTCAGTGGGGTGAAGGAACGGAATTGGAGCGGGCCAATAAACTCGCAATGCGTCTGCAACCCTGGCACCAAGGCGATCACATCTTGATAGCCATGCAACGAAGTGACAGTGAGCAATGGGCAGGATTGCCCGCTGCCGAACAATGGCTCGAACACACTGTGAATCTCATACGCAAACATACTGATAGACCTATTGTTGTGCGTCCACATCCCAGACAGAAACTCAATCTCATACCCGGTGTACAGATACAACAACCACAGGCTCTGCGTGGAACTTACGATGAGTTTGATTTTCGTAGCAGTCTAGGTCGTGCCTGGGCTGTGGTAAATGAAAACTCAGGCCCGGGCAGTCAAGCTATCATTGATGGTGTGCCGGCATTTGTGGGTGCGGATAGCATGGCCGTGCCAGTGGCCAACACAGACTTTTCTTTCATAGAAAAACCACGCATGCCCGAAAGATCTGCGTGGTTAGAACAACTGTGTCACACAGAGTGGACACTGGGCGAGATCGCTTCAGGATTACCGTTGAGTAGATTGTTGAAGTCTCTTTAGATCAGCATCAACCATGTCTCGAATCATGGTAGCAAAATCAGTTCTTGGTTGCCATCCTAGGATGTCTCTAGCAGCAGAACTATCACCATGTAGGCTATACAGTTCAGCAGGACGTTTGAATCTTGGATCAGTCTTGACCATAGCTTGCCAATCCCCAATACCTGCATGTCGGAATGCCACATCACATAGTTCACCAATGCTGTGCTGCTCACCGGTAGCAATCACATAGTCTCTGGCTGTGGGCTGTTGTAGCATCAACCACATGGCTTCCACAAAGTCTCCGGCAAATCCCCAATCACGACGAGAATCAAGATTACCCAGTGTTATAGAATCCGCAAGGCCTAGTTTGATACGGGCAACACCATCTGTGACTTTGCGTGTGACAAACTCACGACCGCGCAACGGGCTTTCATGATTGAACAAGATACCCGAACAGGCATATAGGCTGTAGCTTTCACGGAAGTTAATGGTCATCCAATGACTATACAACTTGCTTACTCCATAAGGGCTCCTTGGGCGGAATGGTGTGTGCTCGCCCTGAGCACCTGCTTCGGTAGCATTGCCAAACATCTCACTGGTGCTGGCTTGATAGAATCGTGTGTTAGGGCTGTGTGTGCGTATGGCATTGAGTAGATTCAACACACCAATGGAGTTCACTTCTGTGGTGAGCTTGTTAAGATCCCAACTTGCACCCACAAAACTCTGTGCTGCAAGATTGTACACTTCTGCAGGTTTGAGAGTTTGCATGAGATGATTCATGTTGTTTTCATCGGTAATATCACCGGTGATCAACTCAATATCGTTCTCAATGCCCAACCACTTGATGTTGTCTAAGTTAGGGTTTGAGTAGCGTTTCACAAGGCCATACACATGATAGCCTTTTTCGATCAAGAGTCGAGCGAGATAAGGACCGTCTTGGCCGGTCATGCCTGTTACAAATGCGATGCGTTTCATAACAGTATGTATCACTCCGAATGGTCATACTGTAATATCTTCCATACCCGCTGTGCGTAGTCTGACCACATGGCCCATCTGCCATTGTTTGGTATCTAGCCCTTTCATGATACCCAACCAACGATTGCGTAGCAATGCCACTTCGTTGATAATGGTTTCAAAGTCCACAACTTCGTCCTCACCTTCGGCATACTTTTCTGCATCTCTTGATGTGAGTGCGCGGGCATAGCCTTCAAGATATTTCTGGAAGTGTTTCCTGCGTATCTTGCGTAGTTGGATGTTGAGATAGTTTAGAACCGCTTCAATCTCTTGCAGTTGATTGAAGCGTTGTTCCGTGATACCAGGCAAAGCAGTGATGTTTTTTTCCAGCACACCCGAGATCTTGCAATCTCGTTTGGCTGCATCAAGCTCTGCTTCGTAATGGTCTATAAAATCAGGAATAGCCGCTAAGTTGGCAACTACCTTACTATACCACATGTTCTAGTTCTTTCACTAGCCAAGGAAAAGTTTTGGCCCAACTAGTACCACGCCGTCGATCATTTTCATCTAAAAAAGTTTTTAATTTAAGCATTTCTGAATACACTGGGGTGGACTGAGAATAGTGTTTTACAATGCCTTCCATATACTGAAAAGACAATAGATCTTCATTTGTATCTTGTGGCATGAGCTCTAAGATATGTTTGAAATCTTCTTCAAAAACTTTACCTCCTAGAATATTAGGAATTAGATAAGTTGTCATCTGTACCGGATCTGGAATTACTAAACTGAAAAAATGTCCTATCTCACGACGCGCTTTCCACGCCTTTATTTTCTCGATCAATCCCGGCATGGTTTTAATTGTAAGAACACTGATAGTCTGATTTATGTGTAATGTTATCCAAGGTTCTTCAAGTAGTCTTTCAAAGTTGGCTATCCATGCATCCACTTTCATTCCGTATCTTGTGTATTCTTGTTCAACACCCAGGCAGTCGATGCTACAGGTTAAATCTATGCGTTTGAGTCGGCGTGATGCTACTAATTTTTTAAATCGTTTTATATATTTTTCTAATTTTTCCGGTGGTAATGTTAGATTGGTTATTATACAAAATTCTAAATTAGGATGATTCGACGATTCAAAATATTCTAAACAAGTCTCAAGTTCGGGTTGATAAAACCCCTCTCCTCCTGCTACAGTGAATCTCACCAGGCCGGTAGAATGTTGATTCATCCAATCCCAAAACTTTTCTAGCATGGCCGGATACATCGAATCGATAGGCCGAGACTGAAGTATTAGACCGTTCTTCTCAAATCTTCCATGTTTGACATATTCAGCATTTATCTTGGAACTCAGATGCGGGCTGCAATACACACAGGATAGATTGCATTGATTATTAAAGAAGATTTCAAGCACCGTGGGTTGTATTACCACAGCGGTGGGGTCTGATTCCAGTTCCGGTGGAGATTGATTAGGAATCCCAAGTTGACGTATACGATCGCTTGACCCACCACTCTGTTCAATTTCTTGACAATAATTACAACTTACATCTTCAGGCCACTGACCATCTAGCATTCGCCGACGTTCTGCTTGTTTTTTTTCAGTATTATGGAAAGTATCAAAAGTTTCCGGAGTTATCTTACTATGCCCGGTTCGATGACAACTTGCCGTTTCTCCTGAATACAGATACACCGTACTCCAATTCCATTTCAATTGGCAAGCAGTTGCTGTCTTGATTGGAAAATATTTGTCCATCAATTTTCCCAGTCGTCAGCGTGATGATCTTCTTCTTCCTCAACCTCTTCATCATCCTCGTCTTCGTAGGATTTGTCGTTGTCAAGATATGCT